CTAAACAACCGCATTGTCCTGGCGCACATCGCAGATAGTAAACGTCACGACGCCGATGACATTAACATCGTCCAAGGCCTCGCCCTCGATCGCTTCGCCATCTTCGGTAATCAGCGACTTTCCTCTCAGCGTGGCAAGCTCCGTCCCGCCGCCGTGCTGGATCAGAACCTGACTACCTTGTGATGGCTTCAGGGAGATATCCAGCACAACGTAACCGCCTGAACGCTCGAAGAGGCGCGTATTTGGCCCAACACTGCAGATCGAGTTAACCGTTAATCGCTGTTCCGTGTAGTCCGTCGCCGGTGATGGAAAGCCCATTACAGAATCCTCCCCATGTTGGCCATCATCCACAGGCAGTTTTCACTATGCTCTGCCGTTTTGTCGACGAAATACGTTTGCTCGCGTGCGATCCAGGAGTTCGCCTCCACCTCGGAAAAATGGATGCCGCGCCGGCGCAGCGCGGTAACGAAGTCGCGGGTGTGAAGGTACTGGAACCCCTTGGAACTGCGCAATACCGACTCGCGGAACGCCGCTGCGATGTCTGACTGTCGAAGCATGATCTGCCCTCCCAATAATACTGTACAAACATACAGTATTATTGTTGTGAGGGAAGATCAATGTAGGAGTTTTACATTAACTTCAAAACAGCAGAAACGATCGGCAGCCCACCTCCAGTTGCAGGGTCAGGATGGATTCCATCAGCATTGAACCAGTTGCGTGGAGATGTCGATGCGTAATCAGATGGCTTGTCTCCGTAGTCAATCTGGAGATTGTGATAAGCCACCCTGTTTAGCGCACAAACATCCCGTACAACAGACGCATACGCCGCCATTGCCACATTGTTATTCCTCTGGTTTTCACATGGCATGATCACCAGAACATCAGCCAACGGGCATGCAGTGCGAACTGCTGTGATTATCGTCTGAATATCGGCAGCAAACGCGGATGGATCACGGGATGATGTCTGGTCATTGGTCCCATGCAGAATTGTCACCAGATTGGGGGCCAGCGCGGTGAATGCTGCTTTCCATGTTGCGCTGGTAACCTGCGCCGCCCATTGTTGAGCAGAACTCCCCGTCGCACCCAGCTTGTGAGACCGGACACCATCTGTCGCGGTCTGCACATCCAGACCGTACAGTTCAACGGTTCCTGATACCGGACTGAACCAGATATTGAAAGCTGTTGCCGGTACCGTGAGGCTGACAACCGCAAGGTCAGTGAACGTGCTCAGGTCGATAGTTGTCCAGTTAACTCCACCATCTGTGCTGTATTTAACACTCCCCTGAGGTTTAGCAAAAAGGCGGACTGACGATGCATTTGCCGGTATACCGTTCGCCCTGAAAGTAGCGGTGGTATCAGAAGACGAGACGCTACAAATATCTGCGCTCTGTGCTGCCGCATATGTCGGAGTCCATGTTCCTGTTTTGGTCAAAGTTATCTGACCAAGTATATTGCCGTTATACTGCCCGAAACCCGCCTCAGACGGATAGCCAAATCCGATATAGCCGATACCTGCACTGCCATAGTCAGCCTGCATTTTTCCGGCAAAAATTCCGCTCCATCGGTTCCACAGGTGAGTCCAGCTATCGCCAATGTGCGCTGTTACCAGTGTTGCTGACTGAGAAAGCCGCCTGTTCATCAGGCGCTTATGTGTCTCTCTGAGTGAATCCTGATTTAACGTGAATGCTCTGGAAGTTGTGTAATCGACATCCTGTCGGTACGTATCATCACTCAGTACAGGAGAGCCATTCCCAACAAAGAGCCCCCTGGCAACAACATAAACACCTGCAGCGCCAACAGTCTGCCCATTCATAAGGCGGATTTGCAGATATCCAGCCGTATCAACAATAGTCTGGGTGATAGCTATTGTGCGAACCAGAGTCTGATATTGCTGGGTTGGGAACTGGAACAACTGAGACGAACTGTCACTAATAACAGTCCCGCTAGCCGTCCGGAAATATGCTGCCACGTTGATTGCCTGAGACGATACCACACCCAGCGCTACTGTCAGCGAATCTCCAGCACGCAGTCCAAGCCGCTTTGCTGAAATGTTAATATCCGTCTGACCACCACCTACTGGGATAATCAGAGATTTTTTCCTAAGAAACGGGCTGCCAGAATAATCCGCAACATATGCTGGTAGTGAAACCCCTGCTACTTGAGCAGGACCCCAACCATCAATACACGTTTCCCCGCACTCGTAGCGGCGATACCAGGGATCAGGCCACAGGTTAATCTGCTGGCGCTGGTATCCTGAATACTCTGCTGGAAGGCTACCGTAAATAAACTCAGGGCGAGATCGTCCGAAAGCTACACCTATGGCAACCAGCTCCTTGACCATAGCCCCTGATGCGCGAAGCGTAAGGTATGTCGTTGATGCTGGTATTGTCAGCGTGGTACTTCCATCATTAAAGCCGGATGCTGATGCGGCAATAGTTGCCGAAGAAAGTACTCCGGATGCATTACGACAGAAAACCTGAAACGTGCCACCCGTTGACGCGAACCATGCAGCCAGACGGACAGTGATTGTGTCTCCCGGCTTAACCCCCATCGAACTGAGAGAAATAATACGATCAGCACCAACTCCTGACGTGTTTTGGATCCCGGTCTTACCCCATGGTGAATTTGCGCTGTTCTGAATCAATGTTCCTGCGTAACTCATGGCGTCAACCACGCCTGCAGGAAGTCCTTGCTTAGGACGAACGGAAAGCATCTCGCCAAAAGGGTCGTACACGAGGTTATCAGGGGTACCCAATGCCTCCTGGTACGCTTTTGAAGGGAAAGACCTTGTGAATTCAGGAGTAACATCACCAATAGCTGCGGCATAGACACCGATTTTGAACGCCCCTGACACAGTGTTTTGCACCCGAATTCGTATGGATGATGCGCCAGATGGCACAGCAATGACCACAACCGGAGAGGATATACCAGCAACCAGTGGAGAGGCCTCCCCTGTAGTGATGGTTACTCCTGCTGAATCAAGCCAATAAATCTGTAACTTGCCTCCAGCGTTCTCGAACCATACCAAAACAGAGAAAGCTAAAGTGTCTCCTGGTTTTACCTGTAATTTTGACACATCGTAATATTTATCAAACGATGTTACACCAGAAGCTTGAATAACAGGTGTTGGAAGCGGCAAATTAACATCAGTAGTAGAAAATGTTGGCGTAGCGCCTTTATACCAATCCCAGTTAGCGAATGTTAAAAGGCTTGAGGAATATTCATTAAATGCGTCGAATAAAATGTTGCCTCTGCGCAAAGAAGAGTACGCTGGCATTTTTCTCCCGGTTGCGGTCAGCGTACCGGCGTTGTTGATTGCCTCTATCGCAAGAGCGCTATCGTCAGGGCTTCGGTAATACGTAGTGCTCCCCTCGGGGATATTAGCAATATCTGCCTGTGCCGCGGCCAGTGTCATATACTGCCGGCTGAGAGGGATCAGGTTCTGCCTGGTTTCCTCAACTACAGCATCCCTTTCTTCTTGCGAGGTTTCAAAGTCTGCTTGCTGCTGCGTTAGCTGGTTGTCCGCCTTAACATTAACGCCATGCAAAGTATCTAACTGTTCGCCCGTGCGTGTGGTAATGGTTTCATCGCTGCTATTAACGAACTTGTCAATAGACTGCATATTATCCCATGCATCAGGCATTGATGCAGACGGCACAGGATTGCCGGTATCGTATTCACTCATGGTCGCCCCAATAAAAAACCGGCATAAGCCGGTTGATTGGTAATGTATAGATATGTAGATAATGTTATTTATTCTTGATGATTATTTATCATCATAAAATAAACCATCCTCTTTATTGTACAACATGCCTGGCTGGCAAAATGTTTCGTCACTATATTTTACGACTTCGAAATCATCAGGAGAGTAATTATCATCAGCAACAATAATGTTTTCTACCACGCCATCTTTCAGGACTGCATATTTGCTTACCATTAAGAATATTCCTCAATATATACAATCCCTGCTTTCCCCTGTCCGCCATTGTAGGAGTTACCAGACATGGCAGCATCATATGCACCACCACCACCGGCACCATAACAATCCCCTGCCACGCCCCCGCGTGCGCCCCCACGACCACCGCCGCCCCAATATGATGATCCGCCATTGCCGGGGATAATCAGAGAGCCATTTTGCCCATCAGTACCGTAACCTCCGGGAAGGTTAACCGAGCCACCAATAGAAACACCGCCTTTCCCACCAGCCAGCGTAGTGATCCCTGATTTCTGACCACCATCTCCGCCCAATCCGCTAATGCCGTTAATGATTGAGGTTCCGCCTGTTCCACCCTGCACAGCACCAACGCCAGCAGAACCACCAGCACCTACAGTGACTGCGTAGCTGGATTCAGTAACGGCAAAATAACCAATGGCCGTACCGCCAGCACCGCCACCACCACCTGAAATTGATTCAGCTCCGGAAGTTCCCTGACAACCACCCCCGCCACCACCACCGCCAGTAACAATAACTTTTACATGTTTGGTTCCTGGAGATGGGGTGTAGGTCCCATTTGCGGTAAAGCTAACGATATTCTGTAACCGCCCAGGGGAGGACTTGAGAAGGGCGCTTTCGAGACTGGCCAGCAAGGTAGGCAAATTACCATTATCAAGGGTGTCATCGCCGCTGTTATCAGAAATAAACTGCGCCACAACCGCCGCAATAGTTGATGCCTGCCTTAAAGCTTTGTTGACCTGTGCCGAAGAGGCTTTGCCACTTAAAAAGCCAGTTGTTCTGGCCGACAGTGCATCATAATCAGCTTGTGATAATACGTTTGCCCCGCTACCTGTAGCGAAGGGCTTAAAATCGTTAGTCGCCATTAAAATCTCTCTCCCCATGACCCGCGGTCGAAACCAGCGATATAGTCATTTTCGATATCGAAGCCAAAAAACTGATAACCATTACTGACGGTCTCTATTTCACGGACACGAACTCCGGCGGCCTTAACCGTCATATAACCGTTTTGAATCGCCCACCATAGCTCGCTGTTAACCTGGTCAATCGGGTTAATGTCATAGCGCGATGGTACGTAACCTGCCGGTAATGCGATAAAGGGGCCTTTATTGACGGCGCTATCCAGAATTAACCGGTCTATTTCACTTAGGGATACCGATGGGTCACCGAGTATCCAGATGGAAATCGACATATCCTGATTGTCGACAATAGTCATGCGGATCCCGGACCCGGCAAGGGCGGCATCAAGAATTGAAGGAAGCGAATCGTTCTGACCATCCCAGTTGTTTATCGCCACTTTCACCTTCAGCATTAGCCGATATATTTCATCACTGAGATCGATAAACCCATCGTTTGGGTCATATGGGCCCTGCCAAATCCCCTGGTCCCAGCCAACCCGCTCGGTGTCCCACGAAAAATAAATCCCGGTTACCGGTGTAGCCACGCGACGGGAACGACCAACCCATTCGCCCACAACGTCAAGCTGCACGCCAATGGCGGTATCAATATCAAAATCGGGTATTAGCCGTGACATGGCATCGGAAACATCACTCAGTGGCCTGGTGGACAGGTCGACGTGGGCAAAGAACTTTGGTTTACCGGCGTGGTAGTTTGTTATGCGGTCAGTGTATCTGCTCATGAGACCACCAGATTAATATTGCTGACGGCGCAGGATGCTGACTGGTCAAAGGCAATATCCACGTTTGCCGCGGCTACGCCACCGGCGGACGTCCCGATCAGCAACTCGGTAATGTCGTAATACCTGGCATTACCACCACTGACAACACCAAGGTTAGCCGGTGAGTAAACGCGACTGAGAAGAACGCTGGCGCCGATTGCCAGTGAGTTAATGTAGGCAGATACAGCCGCCTTTATCTCTTCGCCGACCTGGGATGTGTAGCCCGTAAGGGGTTCGATAGTGATTTTGACGTAAATGGGTACATCGACCGGCCTTGAAAAACCTACCGGGTGAGGGTTTCCGTACTTATCAGGCACAACAATCACCGTACTACCGTAGGGTGTTACGCCCTGCCCTTTCACACCACGAATGCTGTTTGCAATGACCGTCGCATCACCACCTTCTACAATGGCGGCGATTGAGTGCGGCGGCAGGCCATTTGCATCAGTGGTATCTGTATCGTTCTCATACAGCTTGTGACGGGTTACGCCGCTGATATTTGCTATCGCACCATCTACCGCCTCAAACGGCGTCAGAGATGGTAAAGCAACGCTCTGTGATTGCCGGACACGCAATTCAGCATTTGTTTCGGCAGCAACGCCAACGGTAGCCGCTTGAGGGTTAGTTACTGATACCCAGCCACGTGTCGGGGTGTTTATCTTATTGACTGACCCGGCAGGGGCCGCCACAGCGCCAGCAACAGAACACGTCGCTGTAGCAATAACCGTCCCATCAATACCAATTGTCACCTGAGCAGGAAGATTCCAGATGATGCCGTTGGCATCTTTCACAGAGCCGTTTGTGATTAACGTTCCGGCCTCACCTTCGATCAGCTCATCGACCGTAGAATTTGTCGCAGCCCGGCGAGCGATGCCGTTAATTTTGACGTTACTGGTTAATGCATCGTCCAGCGCCGTCGACGGAGAAAATGACCGGTAAACAGAAATAGCCGTGTTGTTGGCATCATGAATGGCCAGAGCCACCAGAGCGACCATCTGGCCGTCTTTGCTGTCCGGGTCGAGATAGGCATCACTGCCATAAATCTGCTGAAAATAGCTAATCAGGGTGCTGAGTATCGTCTGATAATCAGGCGCACTTATCCCCTCAGCGGTTACCGTTGCCGATAAGCCGAGTGTGTCGAGGTCCAGAGCCATTACGCCTCCGAAGTTACTGTGGTTGTCCCGTAGATGGTTTCCACCGTTGCTGTGAACGTTACACGGCGCGTGGTACCGTCAACGGTGGTGTTAAATGCAGTGATTGAGCTAACCCCCTGCGTTTCGAGGATCCGCTTACGGATAGCGAGGTTGTAGGTATCCGGTTTTTGCTTACCCAGAACGGACTGAATCCATGGCGTACCTTCTGTGGTGTCCAGAAACCACTGACCGTACCAGAGCAGGAAGCGCGTTTTAATGGCCTGCGCTACAGCCTCGGGTGAGTTAACCAGCCAGGTATCATCGCCCTGACCGAAGGTGTAATCCCCATCGTCATCTTCTCGACGGTATCGCATATCATCCTCCGAGTGGTGCTGTACTGCTGCCACCAGGCTCAACGCCACCATGCGTATGCTTATCAACGATTGAGCCATCCACCAGTTGCAGGCGGCCGTCCGAGAGAATTTTAAGCCCGTTCAGGTTAAAACCTCCCGGCGCCGTGCCGTTGATAGCTCCACTGGCAGGATTAAGGCTCAACTTTGTTTCCCCGTCATCACTGCGCAGCTCTACCGCACTGGTGCTGATACCGCCGATTTTCTTCGCCTGCGACTGCGGGCCGACAATGCAGAAGGCATCGGATAAATCATGCATGCGCTCGTCTACCGGCTCCTGAATACCCCCACTCTGCCACCAGAAATCAATACAGCGGTCCGCAAAGATAACAAGGCATTCATCACCAGCCTTAACAGGAAAAGTCAGTGTGCAGCCTCCGCCGCGAGGGAAAACGACAGGAACATCTACCAGCAGTGGATAATCATTCGTTAATTTGTTGCCGTCGTTATCGCGCTCGATGTAGCGGATCGCCGGCTGCACCACGGCGGTCACTGCGTCAGGATCAAAAGACTGGATGATGCCGGGCATTGCAACGCGAAGTTGTTCGTTGAGCGTCCTTCTCTCTGACGCCAGAACCTCAGCAAGCGCCCCACTGCGGGTTTTATCGGATATTGCCATTACCTTACTCCAGGCAATAAAAAACCCACATGGGTGGGCTTTTTATAGAATTTTGTAATGCCTTACGGTTTCGGAATTATCACCTCAGCCCAACAGCGACAGTAACCGTTAGGACATAATTTTCCTTCTCCTGGGTGACCTGTTTTTGGAGGTCTTGCCCAAGAGAATGTTTTCCCATTCTGCTTATCGCAATTTGGGCAGCAATCAGAACCACGCCAAATATATTTCTTAGATCCGACTCTTTCCGCCTGGATTTGCGTAGCTTTTGCTGACTTTCTAAAATCATCACCCATCAATTTTTGATATGCGATTCCATCAGCAAGCATTTCCTCCTTGCTTCTTCTACGACCATTTTTAGGCTTAGATTTAACCTCAGGACGACGATAAGAATAATCAATACTATGGATAAAGTTATCTTCTTCTTTCCGCTTTTTAGCTTTCTTATGGTTATTCCATCTAGTAACAATGGCTATTGCCAAAAAGAAGAGGATAATTGCGAAAAATTCCATAATCACTTCACCTTGACGCAGGGGAAGGATCCGATAATCTTCGGCGCATCCATGCTGTTTTGCAGAAGCTGGACGTTCAGAAAGCGAGATTCACTACCAGGACGGTGGATGTACTGAAAGCCGTAGTTGTTGCCGTCTTTGGCAGGCATCATCCCCATGTTTATCTTGATGCCGTCCTCCCCCAATAATTTTATTTTCTGAGAGGTGACTCGCTCTCCATTGATAATGCTTACATCACCTTCCCTTGCTACTAAAGTGTAAGGTCCACAATATGATGTGAAGCCACCGGCGGTAGCCCCAAAGGATGCGAATGCGATAAAAACGATGGTGAAGATTTTCACTTTTTATCCCCGATTAAGTGCGCCTTGGGAGTAAAGATCCGTGGACCCACGCGCTTCACACATCATATCCATGTACCACGCCTGGCCCCTTGTGTCGCCAGTGTACATAATGCCACGGACAATATAAACGCCGTCAGTCGCAATACTGGCAGGCTGCGCAGTCGTGCCTTCAATGGTGATGTTTCCGTTGTTGTTCTGGTCAGTGATACGCCCTTGCGTCATGGCGATATCGTTATTTCCCAGCACGGTACGGAATACAGAAGCCTGATTCAGCTCGATCAGGCCATTAACGCGGATGTTAGGGTTAATCAGGCAGCGGACGTTAACGCCACTACCAATGGTCTGCTGAGGCATACCTACAAGGCCGGTGGCGCTGTTCAGTTTAATGGCTTCGTGAACAAACTCATTTTTCGCCACCATTTCCCGCTTGCCGTCGACAAACATCCAGTCAGCCTTGCATTGCTCGGCGACGTTATCCATCAGATGCCGGGTCATACCAAAAAGCACCCTGCCGCGAGGAAACACCGTTGCAGGCATGGTAGGGGTATTCCCTTCCGTGGCCCCGTTAGCGTTGAAGTCCTTCATTAGCACTGCATTGACGTCAGAGACCGTATAGCCAGCCGCCAGCGTCTGCGCAGTGATCGAGGTAGCGAATGCCCGGTCAGAATCAGCCGCCTGAATGAGGACAAAGCTATCAACGGGGTTATCTTTCCCTGTGATGGTGTACCGGATTTCCCCGTCGAAAATCAGCCCATAATTTCGACTGTCCATCTGCCCGACTTCATCGGGGTTTACTGTCCTGGCGACGCCTACCTGACTGGCGGGAACGTCAGCTGCAATGCCATCGTATCCAGCGATAACCCTAATCCGGGAGAATTCCTCACCGACGATCCGGTTTACGGTATCAGCTGAAAGGTTATAGATTTTGAAAGTACCTACTCGCGTTTCGCTGCTGAGGTTAAACCAGTCGATAGTAAAAGTGACCTTGAAGCTACCAAAATCAGTAGCGTTCCCCTTCGAATCGACTAACTGCAATTCGAAGTGCCGCATCCAGTTCTGAGACATTTTTACTCCGTTACCGCATAAAGATGGCTGTAAATCCCCAGATCGGCCTCAGTGGGATTTTCGCTGGACTGGTTGTCACAGCCAACATAAAGCGAAAAGCCAAGCCCGAGATAGCGATACTGCGCCAGCAGGTCGGCGCCGGTGATAAGCGGGATCCCCTTTATCAGGTCCGCACCGCTGCTATCCATAATATCCAGACACCAGAAAGCAGCACGCCAGGTCACAGCCATTTGCAGACTTTGACCTGCCACAGATATGGAGAATCGCTGGTTTTCCGGGGAAAGAGGGATTTCGCTGATCGTCATTTACCCTCCCGCTACAAAGCCACTTAACCGGCTCAATATTGATTCATTTTTTTGCACTGGCGTTTTCACCCCGGAGTTTTGCACGGCTGAGGTGTTCGCCCCTAACTTCATATTGGACTTTGGAGCCACCTGCGTGGTGGTTGTGCTTGTGATAATCACTTCCCGGAGCGTCAGCACGGCAGAGAGAATATTTTCCGACGTCCTGTCGGTAGTGACCTCAAGCGCACGGATCAGCATATTGGTGTAAATCCGCTTACCGGTCACCACATCTAAAGGCACCCTGCTGCTCTGCAGATTTAACAGTTCCTGATACGTCTCCTTCGGGCCAATACCTACGCTCAGCCCAAGAGAAGACGTATCTACAAAGTCAAGCAAGGAACCGCCACCAGCGAAACCGACCTGCATTACCACTTCCGAAGGACGTCGAAATGCATGGTCGGAAATTGCTGCGCCGACCTCTACGGGATGCTCGGTTATTTCAAGCGAGTCATCGTGCTTTTCCGAAATAACAACACTGGGGACTATCAGCCCGATCCGCCTGCTCTGCTGCTGAAAGAGAGTAGAAAGAATATCCATCATCCTGCTCCAGTTTGGTTATTTCTCAGCACCCTGGCATTAGCATCAAGCTGGCGGCGACTGACTTCCTGCCCAATTTCCTGAGCATTACCGCCATAGATGTTGTAGGTGTTTTGCTGATTCACCTGCGCTCCAGCAGCCTGATGGGCAAGCGGGCTATTCCAGTTCGAATACCCCTCTTTGCGGGCCATAGACTGCATGAGCATAGCCATCGTATTGGGGTCGGACAGGTTTAATGCTGCCGTCGGCGATACCCCCATCCAGCCAGCAACATCACGGGCATATTTGGCAGGATCGTTGTTATCGGCCGCAGGTGCCCAGGTGCTGACGATATCCATGATAGTCTGCAGGCGGCGCCCGGTCGTTTTACCAGTAAAGTACCGCATGAGCTGGTTTTTCATGGCCTCCCAGCCTTCCAGCGCAGAACCAAACGCACGAAAGCCACCACCGCCTACGGGCCGAATATTACCGGGGTTATTGTTGCGATCTGCAAGCGTATTCCCCTCGCCACGGAAGAAACGGCCTATGCTGCGCGGGTCAAATCCTGTCTTATCCTTTATCCAGTCAGCTGCGCTATTGGCACTGTCAGAAACGCCGGGCAGCGCATCAGGCTGGTTACTGCCTTGTTTGAGAAGAGCCCTGCCAATGCTTGCAGCATCCGACCAGCGACCGTCCTTGATAGCGTTAAGCAGGTCGCCGATCATACTCAGCATCTTGCTAAACTCACCCATCTGGGTAATGAAGTTGCTGAAATCCCATTTCAAAGACCAGGATTTAGGGTCGATATTGAGCAGCTTTGCCAGCGCTTTTCCTAGATCGAGGACAGTCTGTTTCAGGTCACCGACCATCTTCAGTGCTGCGTCTACTTCAGGCTTCCATTTACCCCAGTCAATGAGGCTCTTACCGCCCTCCTTCCAGGTCTGGTAATCCTCCCATAGCAAAGCTATGGCAGCGGCAAGACCGAGAACCCACGTAATCGGCGATGCGAGCATAGCGCGGTTGAGCATCCACCACGCTGCGGTTAGCGCTCCAATTAGTTCGATCAGCTGCTGCGACTGCTTATCAAGAGAGTCCCACCAGTCGCTGATACTCTGACCCAGCTGAATAAGGCGGTAAATTACCCTGCCTACCATCTCGCCAGCCCAGAGAATGCCTTTCACGGTACCGGTTATAGCGCCTTCAATTTTCGGGAAGTTTTCCAGGATCTGGCGACGCAGCCTGTCCAGAGAGCCAGCAAGTCCATCAGCGAGACTGGAGCCGATTTTATCCCGCGCCATGCCTGCCATCAGCCCAAAGAAGCGCAGCGAGGTCATGAATTTATTGGAGCTGACGGCGGCCACATCAGCGTTATAGCCGATCGCCTTCGCCATCGCGGTGTATTCGCCACTAAACTGGCCGATACCGCGACGCATTGCCATCAGGGTGTTTTCATCCAGACCCAGCATCTGAGCGTACTGGTTCGCGCGGTAATACGGCATGCTGCTAAGACGCTGGCCGACGCCGGTAAAGATCGTCGCCATATCCCGCATGTTACCGCTGGCATCACGCGTTTGAACCCCCAGCCGGTTCAGAAAACCCTCAGCGCCGGGATTGTTACGCATGAACCTGGCAAGATTTTCGAGAGAGCCGCGGGCCCCGTCGACACTGCCGCCAACCTGACTAACCGCATACCCAATCTGCTTAATGCCCTCCACCGTCGCGCCTGTGCGCTGAGAGGCCCAGTACAGGTCGTCGAGACCGCTGGCAATTTTCGCGGTGAATGCAACGACGGAAAGTGCCGCCGCCTCAACTTTGACGCCCAGTTCAATCGCTTTAAGCGTTGTCCCGGCAACGACGGCATCGAATTTTCTGGCGCCAGCCTCATCAACTTTGAACCCAAGCGAGATCAGAAAGTCCTTGAGCGTTTCAGCGTTCATTAGCCTCTCTCCATTTCGCTATACGGTTTTCGTTATCGGCTTTCAGGTCCAGCCAGTCATTCATACGGGCAATATCAGCCAGGTCTACTGATCCATCTTTCAGGGCGGTGTAAGGGATAAGCCCGGCATCCACCGGACGCATCAGGAAATCCTCACCTTCTTGCATGGATTCCAGGACAGGACCTATGGCTGGGTAGGCGTCCCGCTGCCGGGGAGTTCTTTCAAAAAATTTCCCAGGCTGTCGGCGACCACCCGCGCCACCAACTGCAGCATCGTGAACAGGTCGATATCGTCGAACATCAGCGCGCCCTGATCGAAAATTTTCACCCACCCTTTTTCATGCTGGCGCATAACAACGCCCAGGCACGGATGAATCACCGCGTTAACGTCCTCATCCGGCAGCGCGGCCAGCGTATCGGCAATTTTCGGCAGTACGCTTTCCAGCACTGCACCAGAGTTACCCGCAGCGGCCTGCGCTTTCAGCGTGGAAAATTCACTAACGAGCCCGGCCAGCACCGGCAGCAGCTTACGGCTGACCTTCAGTTGCTGGAATACGTCAAGTTTGGCGGTTCGGTAATTAACCCCTTTGATTTCAAATTCCATCCGTTAAAACTCCCCAAGCAGCTGATCAATCTTGCCGCAGTCAAAGACCCAGGAAACCGTATTGCCGACTTTGGCGTTAGCGTGATCGGGTTGCTTCTGGAAAGCACAAGAACGCGCTGTAGTGGTATCACCTGATACTTTGTTGCGAATGACGATGACGTTATTGCCCCACGTCGCCGAGGACAGGCTCTGTGCGTTGTACATCAGCGAGAGCTTTTTGTTTACCGGGGAGGTTTTCAGCAAAGTTACCGTGATAGTGCCGCTCTTACCGGCGTGCAGGCTGTGCATCACCTCACCATCGGCGCCGACGGTCATGGTGTTTTTTGCCTCGGTCATCGCAACCGTAATACCTTCTTCGGAGTTCGCCGAGCCGCAGCCCAGATCGATACTGCCGGTTGGGCCCGTCAGGGATGCCGAGACGTCAATAAAACTATAGGTTCCGCTCATGGTCGCTCCTTATCGCACCACATTGATCTGCACGTCGCCATAATGAATAGCGCCAGCCAGCTTGATCGCCGCCTGAATTACCGGCGACTTACGCGCTTCCCTGTCGGATTGAGCCTGGTTAGCTACCGCGTCGGCGTAGACGTAGTAACCCTTGGTCAGGGTATCCCCGGATTCAATCTGGCCAATCGGGCCACCGTTCCAGACACCCGGAGCAATGAGGCCGTTATTTACCGCCTGATCCAGTGAGGCTTCGACGTTGGTCATTAACCGGGTTACGCCTGCGTCGGTCTGCGGGATTTTGGTGGCCGAGGTGTAAAGCAGGTTATAGAGATTGGTCTGAACGTAGTTCTGCAGCCAGTCCAGGCCATGCCGCTCATCAAAGAAATCACCGTTCGCCATCACACCCTGCTGGATAATTGCCGTATCGTTGGCGTAGTAGACGTAGACGTTACCGTTAATGGCATCAATGGCTGCGGCCTGTGCGGTTGTCAGCGTCTCGTAGGTAATACCAGGCTCGGTTTTAAACTTCAGTGTGATCGTGGTATTGCTGCCGGTGAAATTCACCGTGAATGCGCGGCCAAAGGCCGAGATAGCGGCGTATTTGCTGCTGGAACTGTACTGCCAGAATGTGCGGGCATAGCCAGCGGCTTTCAGTTTGTAGCCGATATTGTCGGTATTTCCGGCCACCAGCACATTCACATCAGCAGTGGTAACGGCCAGAATGCGGCTTAAGCTGGATGCCTCAATAGCAGCAGCAACGGAAATCACGTCAGCCTCAACCAGATCGGCGCTGTCGGCAATTGCCAGCCCGTACCAGTTGGTATACTGAAGGCAGGCATTAACGGCCTGTAGCAAGGTTTCCACCGTCCCGGCCTCTTCTTCCGCCAGCGTCTTCGCCCAACGGCCGATATAGACCAGCGTGGGTTTTGGTGATTGTGAAAAGAAGATGGTCGCTGCTTCGTATTCCGGGGAGTCAACGCCAAAATCATCGCCGATATCTTCAATGGCCGAATACTGGCGAATGCGCTCGGTAACCGGAATAACGGTAGAGGTTCCCAAAATGAGGAGCGCACCGAAGTTTCGCCCCGTTGCCGCTACCGGTGACATGATGACGTCAACGTTAACGACATTGGAAACAGGTAAGCCCTGTGCCATGTTTTAATCTCCAAAAAATTGCACTGGCGCGTCGACCAGCGATTGAATGCCGTACTGGCGGATGATTTTGCGGCGCAGGTCAACGCTGATATCGTACCGGCGCACCCACTGGTTATTGATGAGTTCGGGCAGATTGAGGATCCGCCCATGCTGCAGAAATGTCAGGCCTGAGCGGTTGAGCTCGTCATTGTTCTGCGAGACCAGCAGACCGTCACGAAAGCGCGTGGCCATTGCCAGCCCCTGCGGGCCATAGAAGCACAAGATCAGGCTCACGGTCTCATGCGACCACTGTTCGGTGTTCTCTTCGCCCTGCACGTACGCCGGGTTGAAGTCCTCCTGAATGCCGGTGATACCGAACGCGCACCAGGTGGTGCCGTTTTTGGGTATCTGCTTTTGCTGGTCAGTCCAGCGTGGGTAAACCAGCGTGGCAGCCAGCCCTGTCACACCCCGTATCCAGCGGCTGATTAGCCGTTCCAGATCCTCATCGTAGGGCGGTGAATCACCGACGGGGGTCAGATATCCCGCCGTTGTGCTGTCGTTACTCAATTGGCGTTCCCCCGTCGAATTCCAGAAGCTCGCAATGCGCCTGAACGAACCCGGCACCGTACGCCGTATACGGGTCGACAAACGTCACACGATAATCTCGCCCGCGGTAGGTTACGATATCGGCATCTAATCCGGGTTGCCCCTGAGTCAGCCTGAACTGCGTCACGATGAGAATGGCCCCGTTGATGTTCTGTCCGGCGGCCATACGCTTCGCTTCCAGTGAACGGTCGACGGTTACGACACCAGAGAACGGAATAGCCTGCACGGTATTGGTTGGAAAATTATCTTCGTCCACTGTCTGCACCTGTCGATAACACACCAGAGACAGGTCGACAAAGTCCGGATCAAGCAGAACATCCGTCACATCGAGAAACGGCATTATTCTTTCCTCACGACATACTGAATCGCTCTGAACAGGAATCCGCGGGCACGCAACGGCTTATCGCCTGGAATGGGAGGCTTCATTTCTCTGCGCTTCTTGATGGTTTTTTCAGATAGTGGGGTTAGACGATCGCCTGCCTCAATGACAGCCTTTGAGGCATCACGCGCAATCTGGCCTGCGGCTTCAAGATGCATCGACGCCACATCTGCCTTACCTTCAAGCGCAGACTGAGCGGCCAGCTTTAAACGCTCTGTCGTTTTATCCCGGGAATCCTCAATACCCATGTCCAGAAATGGCCTTGGCGGCAGAGTAACGGTCTCACCGTCTATCTCTACGGTTGCCCCGGTGGACTGGAGATACCCCAGCTCAGCGTTGCTCAGCGGCGCATCATCGCGCGGAGGACCTGCCGGGATACCAACCAGCACATCAGTGCCTGACAGCTGCTTCAGCGCATCCAGAACGCTGCTGTAATTGTCTTCCCGAATTGTGAGCCCGCTTTTCATTCCGGCGTCCCCAGTTGAACCGCACCGGCACCAAACATCATCAGGTATTCCCAGAACTCCGATCCGTAACGGGAGTTGTTCCAGAAACCGGCATTAGGGTCCAGGGTTGCGCTTGCGTCATAACTGGCTGAAACCTTATCCACTGATTTCGCGGTCTGTATGCCGCTATTTATGCCACCAGCAGTACCCACAGCTACACCACGCATATCGGCGGCGTAAAGGTACATGTAGTGCGCAACATACAGCCCGACGATGTAGGGAAAGATATCCACGCCAAAGCGCGACTCACTCAGCATGGCATCAGCAAGATTCAGTCGAGCCTGAATCATTGGCGTGGGGTACTTTGTATCGTCAGCGAACTGCGGAAAGGTTGCCCTGAACTGCTCAGGCGTCGGCAGACTTTGATTTCTTGCCATTATTGGTAGTCTCCGGCAATTGCGCTTCGAGTTCAGCAATACGCGCGTCTTTCTCGGCGATTTTTGCTTCCAGCTCAGCAATGCGCGGGTCTTCTGCGACCGCTGGCGCTTCGCCATCCGGAGAACAGTGCGCTTTTACGAACCAGTGATCAGCAACCGTGTCATCGACGTCGTGGAAGCCAACCGGGAAATGCTTTTGCTCTTTGCCGTCGTTGAAGTTAAACGGGGAGAGTACGTAAATCTTTTTCATTGCAAGTCCTCATGAGCGGCCCTTTCGGGCCGCCGCAGGTTAGATGCCGTCGACGTAGGCCAGAGTTTCCGGATAAACCGGCTCTACTGCACCCAGCTTGCCGTAATAGGTTACGAGCTGATACAGGCCGCGATACTGGATCGGCACGCTCATCAGCGGAACCATCGGGAAGCGAACGTATTTCTTGTCGTTGGTGTAGAACATCATGCGATCAGAGTTCGACACGCCACGACCTTTCGCCCATTTCACCGGACGGATGTTCAGAGGACGCCCGTTCTGGTGGTATGCGATGGTGTTGGTTTCCAGATAGGTCAGCAGGGACTGGTTACCAGCGCTGGATACGATGGTGCTTGCCAGCAGAGAGAACTGCTCCGGCGGGATCAACAGGTCCGTCGGTACCATGGAGTAAGCTGAGTTGGCCCACGCAGCACTCAACCCGGCATTAATGCTCGCCCGGATTTCGTCAGCGGTGGAGGTCGCCCAGGTCTTCGCGGCGTTGGTCGGCGTTACCTGCGTCAGGTTCAGCAGGCCTTTAACGTTCAGACCGGAATCGCCGATATAAACCTGCTCGTCCGTGTCCATGTTCCACTTCAGCTGCATGCCGTCGTACTTCTGCGTGTCGATCGGGCGACCAACCTGCGCAGCTGCCTGCAATTCAGGAACGGTCCAGCCAAGCTCCATACCCCACAGTGTGAGCGGGAAGCCAGTTTTTGCGATGTCGACGTTAAGGCCAGCCATCGCGGTCGCGGCTTTGCTAAGCCAGTTTTTACCGTTAGCATTCGGCGTACCGGCAGCAGCAAAAGTGGTGTTAGTGAACGAGCTGATCTCATCAGCAATAGACACGTCTTCACGCAACTGGATATCGCGCGACCAGGTGAAATTCACCAGCGGCAGATTCAGTGTCTGATCGAGACGCTCCAGCTCATGGACAAGAAAGGCACCAGTGCCGTCGACTGTCGCCTGGTCAAATGTCATTGGCATTTGCGATTTCCTTAAATATTGAAGGCCAGCTCAATGTTGCCGCTGGTGTCGCCAGGGCCATTGAAGTAAGCGTTAGTGATCTGGACGGTATTCGAGCCATCAGCGGCGGCAAGGAACGCGCCGAGAGGGCTTGAGGCGGATGGTGTGGCCACTCGCATGTAGACCGGGCCATGCAGAGCAACGCTTGATGCATCCGCGCCGATGTTTACCGTGACGTAACCACGTACCAGGCAATCGCCGGTGAAGTTTTTACCGCTGCCTACCTGCTGGACTTTATCCGGCTGGCTGGCGGTCGGATACGGACGAACATAAATGCCCACCAGCTCCGACGCTGTATCGCTCGCAGCGATTGGCACAAATTTCCCGGAGGAAATCTTGCCGCCAAGGCCGTAAGCGGGGAAAAGGTTGGAGGAGTCCAGCAGTTGAGGTTCAACCGTCAGATCCTGCGGACGAGAAATTGCCCCGGCGATGCCCGCTGGCATCCGGTAAAGAAATGTATTACCCATTGGTTAGCCTCGTTTAGACCAGAATTCCTGCGCGGCCTGATTCATACCGGCAATGGTTTTAACAGTGGTGGCAGTCTGCGTTTGCAGGCTGTCGACGGTTTTGGTATTGCGGTTTTTCGCCAGCTCAGAAACAGCCGTGAAAGCCATATCTACCGTGGCTTTTTTCAGCTTGCTGATATCGGCATCACCGACAATAGAGCGCACCAGAGATTGATCGGCAGAGGCGAGCACCTGACGCTTGAATGCTGTCGGCTTCGCCTTCTCTGGCAACTGGATGCCTGGCTGAATCAGATCGGCACGGTAAGCGGCGTCGCCGGTAACCTTACCCTCTTCTTCCTTTTTCTCCTCTTCGTCCTCGGCATCGCCGGTTCCAGGAGCAGTTGCCGCAGGCGTGAGTTTGGCCACCGCCTCAATCAGCGCCTTACCCCATGCAGGAATTTCTTCCTCGGCATCGCCGGTACCAGGCAATGCCGGGCCGGGAAGCGGATTTTGCGGCGCAAGGTTGATGACCACTCCGCCAGGTGTCATAGAGGTCGATACGTCGTTATCGCCCGTGACATCATCAGGCGGGTTATCAATGAGACTTGCCATTTCGGCAGCGTCCCCGGTTTTACGGGCCTTCAGGAGCCGGGTAAACCAGTTTTTAGTAGTGCTTGGCATAGAATCCCCTATTGCACAACGGAAACCGGCCCGCCCGTTAGGGACAAGGGCCAGATGGTTAGCGGTAATCGCAGATTGCTTTGCGAGACCAGGTGAAATTTGTTCGTAATCGGCGTCGTACCCGCAGCTGACCTCATCATCACCATCATCAATGGCCTGCAGGGCTTCCGGGGTTTTAACGATGACATCAGCCATCAGCAGATCGGTTTTATCGTCCGTGCCACGTCGTACGTTCTGGATGTGCCCGTGAGCCAGCTGGCGCCAGTTGTCAGGGGTAACAAAGATGATCTGCCCGTCAAAATCTCGCGGATGGCCGATAGTAACTGCCATGCCTTCGAATGACGCCATGGCTCGCTCGCTGAACACCTCTTCTGGCATCCGGCGTACGATGACTTTCCCTCTGTCGTTTGGGACAAGCTCAGGCCGCTCTGTGGCGTCGTACTCCTGCTCACCAGTCCTTGCGATCGGGACGTCCTTAAACAGGACTGACCCATCAGCAAGTTGAAAGCGGGTATTACCCAGGCGGGTTTTAAAGAAATATTTCATGGATTACCTGCTGAATTGCGGGCAAAGAAAAGGCCGCTGAATAGCGGCCTCGTTGTTAGTTACTATTTAATCTTTCTCGTAATATCTTGGCTTTCTCAAGCTTTACTTTTGCCGATTCGAGAGTTTCTCTTGCTTGTTGCACCCTCCTGGCATCCTTGTTTGGATTACTTCCACGCCCTCCCCAGTCCGGGCTAGATATCCTTTCCCAAGCTTGTTTTGCGGATAATAAATAGCGTTCAGCACCTTCCACATCAGAGGCATTTCTTAACCACTCTAAATAGAACTTGGTAGCTTCTTCACAATTTTTTAAGAAATTCTCAATATCAGATTTTCTTGTTTTCCCCGTTGGCAGCGAGAATGGGCACCATTCAGATTGCTCTAGGGGTCTAAAATACCAAGAATATACCCATTGCCCGTTGATAAAATCGCGTTCATGGGTGAATTCTAACCCGTTAAGCTTATGTATGTTTTGCTTCATTTGCTATCCCTATCGAGTTGTTACTAATGCATTATGCATTATTTTCTAAACTCAGGGATCTGCACTTCTGGCCAGCAATCGCAGTTCGGCAGGCATCCGGCGTGTCCGGTCATGCCGTCAAGCGTTGGCGGGTTATCCCAGCGCACAAATTTATCTTTCATTCCTCGGTGCGATGGCCTGGTACCAGCCCCCTTGATGCGCCACCAGTACCCCTCAGAACCAACTGACAGTGCCCGAGCCTGAGTTAATGCGGTAGTGGCGCGGCCTATCTCAGTGCGGGCTATCATCCGCGCCCTGCTGGCCGCCACGTCACCGGATTGCATGATCATCTCGTAAAGCTGATCTGGACGCTCACCATGGATGACAGCCTTTATCGCACGCTCCTGAATCTCCCTGACACGTCCGGCCGCCTCTAATGGCAGAGATTTCATATAGCGAATCTGCCGGTAAACGGTGTCTTGTGCCACCATGCCGACAGGAGTGTTACTAATCACGTCACGCAGACCAGCGGATATTTCTTCCGAAACAGAGCGCCACTGATTCCACTCTTCACGCTCCACCTGGGCAAACATCTTTCGACCGACCATTTCGGCCCAGTCGTCGATCACCCCGGAGTAGTCAACAAGCGATTTAGCAATGCTCTCAGCGCTTGCCTGTGAACCATCGTAGGAACCCGTGACGATTTGATTTATCTGGTCGACTATCGCCAGTAGGCTTTTCTGATACTGGACCTCCGATCGGCGGCGGAGGGCTGGTTTCAGATTCAGTCTCCTGCCACTGTTTCGCCGCATTCTGGATATCCTCATCGCTAATTGAAGCACCGATGCCGGTAACGTCAGACAGCTCGCGCAAATCAGTCAGAGCAGCAGCCGGCGACATGCCCAAATCACGCACCGCGGTTGCAAGAGCGGTAGTTGTGTTGGTTGCCACCGTGGAGCGATCGGTGTCGCTCATCTGCCACAGGGGGTTAAACTCAAAGGTGAAATCTTGCGGCAACGGCTCGCCAAACTCTGAGCGATGCAGTACATCGAATAACAGGCGGATGTGAGGCCGTAAATCTCGCTCCTGAAGCGTTCCAACGTCGTCGTAGTAGTTCGCGAGGTCAGCGTCACCGGTTGAAAAACCCTTCGGTGACTGGCGGAACAGACGGACAAGAGGAATGCCAACAGCACCCGCGATATCCTCTTTAAACTCGCTAAGCAGGTCAGACAGGCCCGCGAAAGAATAGGAATGTGTTTCAAATTCGTCCTCCGAATCAAACAGGGACATACCCTCGTTCGTCTGGTACTGGCGAACTAACTCCATTTGTTTAACCAGCGCTTCGAATGGTTTACCGCCCATGGCGATAATTTCACGCAGCTTTTTAATCTTTGCCGTTCGCAGATGTGCCTTGTAGGCAAGCTGGGCGGCGCCAACGCTGGTGCTATCGTAGGAAGTCAGGCGATCGAAGATGCGCTCGACAATGGACATGCCCCACTCGTTTTCGGTGATTTTCTGCTGGTAGGGCAGTTTCACACCATCCATGCGAATCAGTCGGCTGTGGTGAACGGTCCACGCAGGAAGCCCCTGCGCCGTCGTCACGATGTCATAGAATTCTGGCTTGCCGAGATTGGGGCCAAGCGCCTTAATTCGCCTGGTGAGCTGTGGGTTAATCATCCAGCGGTCAAGTACAGCCAGACCTTTAAAGCTGCCCTTGCCAACCTTATCCAGCACCAGCGGCGTCAGCGGTGCCTGACCTTCAATCAGAATCAGCGCCACCGCCCCGCCATACAGCCGGGACCATTTCAGCGTCTCGTTGATGCAATCCCAAAGCTGAAGCTCATCGAACCGTGATTCCAGAATGCCACGACGTTTCGGGTCAATCTCACTGGTGATCCGCACGCCCTTTTTGGTCATATCGTCCGCTTTCGAATCGACTGCGGCACCAATAATCCAGGAGGAACGATAAGCCCACTCGATGAGCAGGCGGTTGCGGCTGGTATAGTTCGCCCTGTAGGTTGATGCGGCATGCTGGTTAGGCTGCTGCATTCCGACACGGGCAACAAAGTTATCGTACGAATCCGCCGTGGCGACTCGTCCTGTTTTCTTCGCCATGGTGACTATTCTCCGGCTTTTTCGGTACTCGTGGCGGATAGGATAATTTGTTAAAAAACGACCCGACTTAACATAATGACTGTTACCCGCACCAGCCGGATCCCTCCCATGATGAAATGTCCGCCAAAGGCTTATTTATCGGGGTTAAGTGGCTAAAAGCGCGTGAATAAAACATGCATAAACAGGGTCGAAAAATGAATAGCGTGAATTTTGCGTGAAACGGTTATTTCCAGGTATTTAGCTGTTTCCCAGCGCTTCCCAGATATCCATTGCCGTATCGGTTGGAGCAAACGCCATGATGAACGCGTCGGCCACGTTCGGCGATGGTACGTCACGCTTGGCGAGGTCTTTCTTGCTTTCCACCATCACGCGCCCGTTTTTGTCAAAATCACGGTGCGGCGTGGTAAGTTCCAGCTTGAGCTTTTCCAGCAGCGGACAGGATGAGTCAATACTAATCAACTCATCTACCGGGTACTGCTCGCCGTTCTTTACCGCGTTGAAGGTGTTACGGAAGCGATCCGCTACCAACCACCAGGCTTGCGCTTTGAGGTTGGCGAAAAAATCTTTGTTCGGGATGCCAATGTATTCGTAGTCCGGCTCATTCACACCAGCGCCAGCGTTGAAACGCTGATAGTTGATGCGGGATGCGTTCATGTTTTCGCGCTTACGATCCTCATTAATTTCTGAGAATTTCGCGCCAGCAGATGCCCCAACGCCGATTGAGTCGTAGACGATATCAGCATCGCGCTCCAGTGCTGCCTGATACGTACGCTGGCAGCTCTTCAGCAATTCGTCTTCTTTCGCCTTCCACTCATCCGCCCAGTACACGACGGAGCCGTGACGATAGACGTTAGCGCACTTATCGGCGCCGCTATCAGCAACGTCGAAGCCAATACGCTTGCGCCCGCTCGGCTCGAAATTAAGGACTTTATGGGCATCAACGGCCGCCTCAATCCATGACAGCTTGATAATGGCCGCATCATCATCCGACTCTGGCACGCCTTCGTAGACATGCTTAAACCCATCCGGATCCCGACGCTTAGCGGCCTCGATAACCTTCAGCATGGTGTCGGACAAAAATGGGTTTTCATCGTAGTTGATTTTGCGTATCAGCGTATCTTCTGGCGGATCGACCACAAAGTTACGCCACACGAAATCAGTCACCAGTCCAGGGTTAAAGATAAACCAGCACTCTGAGCCCTCTTTACGGATGGTAGGCTCCAGTATCTTCCACTGGTATTCCGTCAGCGCGTGGGCCTCTTCAAGCCACAGAACGTCGATACCTTCCAGAGACTTAATCTCTTCAATGTTACGCCAGAGCCCATAAAACACGAATTCAGACCCGGTCACCCGGTTAATGATTTTGTTGTTCAGAATGCGGAAACGATGCCGCAGGCCAAAGCGGTCAATCTGAATTTTGAGCAGGGTATACACCGACTCTTCAATTTTGTTCTGGATCTGACGTGCACAGCAAAAGCGCAGGCTGTATTTATTCGACAGAAATATGGCGATGCCAGCGGCATCCCATGATTTTGACGATGACCGGCCACCATAAAGCACTTTGTTACGCGCCTGCGTCGTCCAGAAGCTACGCAGGACCGGATTCAGCGTCGGTTTGGATGTCAGAGTAGAAGTCATTGAGGTCACGCTCTCCGTTGCCATCATCAATACCTGCATCACGGCGAAGACGATCGGCCTCCAGCGACACCTTATCAGTAGCAGCCTTGCGATAGTCTGTATCAGCAAATATTTTGCCTACCGTCGCAAGCGTCCCAACGATGGACTCAATACGAACGGTATTGCGCATCATCGCCTTCTCGGCGGCGCTGATATTTTCCATCAGCACCTCTCTTTCCTGGTCCCCTTCAGCATCTTCCAGCTTGGTCAGCCACCGGCCAATATTCTCTGCCGCGACGAGGTTGTTAGCCCGAAGGCGAAATAATTCGTCTTCGAGTGTCAACGCTTTCGCGTCTTCAATGACCTCATCTTTGAGCAGAAGGCGCCGGGCGTAACCACCATGCTTTAACGCCTGCTGGTTGCCGGGTTGGAATGGGTTGGTCGGCGGATCGGTACGCACCCCGCGTATCGGTTTCGTATCTGGTGGAGACTCGGCTTTTGGTTGCGTACTTTTTTGCGTGCGGCCAGCGCTGGCAGGCTTTTCGCTGGTACGCGCCTTACTCTTTTGCGTACCACTTTGCGTACCATTTTTGCGTACCTGCGTACCGCTATTGCGTACCCAGTCAAACTTTTTAGCCCTCTTCCTGATAGCCCCTTCAGTAACACCGTATTTATCGCCTATATCACGGAGACTAAGGACTCCGGCCAGGTATGCCGATTCGATGGCCTCCCAGTCCGGTTTTGCCATAATTTTGTCCTCGCCTTGACATTATCGAGCCACCTCTGGAAGTGGCTCTGTAATGCCCTACTGACGTTTTGATTCTGCTTGCCTGATATCGGCCTTATCCCTGTTGCACTGGCCAAGCGCTGATAGCAGACTGACGTTTAAATCCAGGCTCTGGCCCCACGTCAGGTTGTCGGGGATTTCCGGTTGCGGGGTGTCAGCCGTCAGGCTGGCTGGTAACGGGACCACCGGCACTTTGACGTAGACCGTTCGCGTATTGCTGCAGCCGCTTAACTGCGCCAGCAGGCACAGTGCGATTAGTGCAATCATCATTCGCAACAGCAACCCGGATATCAGCCGAGGCTCCCGATGCGTCCAGTGCGATCTGCTCTTTTGCATGCTGATTGGCCTCGGCGATGGTGTTGAAGATGGTCATGGTGGTCAGAACGTTGGAGGTGATCGCCTGTGCTGCGTTTACCTGCTGCTCAGCGCTATCGGCTCTGGTTTTCTGCTCAGCAGCAGCGTTGCGGTAATGCATTGCCAGCCAACCAAGGCAAACAACCAGGCAGATCGCAATGGCGCTGATAATGGCGGTTAACCGGCTCATTTTTGACTCCAGAGACAAACTTCGCGCTCAATCTCGCGGCGAGTTACCAGTCCTTTCCACTGTTTGCCCTTGGCGTAGGTCCAGCGGCGCAACTGGTCACATGCGCCTTTCTGGTCGCCCTGGTTGATTTTTCGCAGCAGCGTGGAGGTCTGGAAGTTGCCAGCGCCAACGTTATACGCGAACGAGTACAGAGCCCCGCGCATTGTCTCGGGGATCGGCTTCTGGATGTAAGGATTAATCTGGCGAGCAACGGTGTTCAGGTCTTTGCTGAGCAGCGCACGGCATTCAGCCTCGGTGTACTTCTTGCCGAGCATGATGTCTTTGCCAGTATGGCCATAGCAGACAGTCCAGACGCCTACCACATCCTGATAAGGAACATATCGCACACCTTCAAGACCATCGTTACCGGTTGGGCCAGTGATGAGCGCAGAGGCAATGGCTATGGCGCCACCGCCGCCGGCGATCACGCCAATCAGTTTATTCCTCATTGATGGCGTCATGCTCACCCCTGTGTATCACTTGCGATCCGCTTCAAGGCCTCGGTTACCACTTCGGCTGAAGCCGGGCGGTCACTTCCAGGCTTTGCGGAGACATCAGCCAGATAACTGGCCAACAGCTGCGTGCGTTTTTTCTCTTCATCCAGTCGCTCTCGCTCTTCCTTGCGCTTTGCGTAATACGTCTTGATTGTGAAGAAGGCAGAGATCAGGGCGCCAATGATGAAGACATAATCCTGCAGACTCAGGACGGAAAAGATACCAAGCAAGGCTGACCACCAGTAAGGCAGATTGTGACCATCGGTTGGGTTCATACGTTGCATCTCTCACCTCCGATAATGTTCGGGGTGCTATCTGTAGTCAGTAAAAGGTTCAGGGCCGTCGGGCTGATTTACCAACAAAGCGTCGAGGGTGATTCCCGCGACCCTGAAAATAAAAAAGCCTGCGGTTAGGCAGGCAATAAGCATGAGGGTAATAGCAATGTCGGTGATGACCGAAAATACCCTAGCTGGGTCTGGCGGCCTGTGACGCTGTTGCAGCAACGCCCCTGATAAGTTGGGGTATGAACCCGTTATCAGGTCAGGCCATTATCTGGTGCACCATTCAGGACTCGAACCTGAAACCGATAGCTTAGAAGGCTATTGCTCTCTCCGGTTGAGCTAATGGCGCTAATTTGGCGGGACAGGAAGGATTCGAACCTTCGACCATTCGGTTAACAGCCGAACGCACAACCGCTGTGCTTCTGACCCTGAAATGAAAAAGGCCGCGAAATAGCGCAGCCCTTAATGCTTTATGGTTTTGCCTGAATTAGGCGAAAAAAAGCCCGCTCAGAGGGGCGGGCAGAAGGTAGGAAATACTGATTCTTCAACGGTTCGAGGCGCACCTAATAGTCCGAGCTTCCGATTTACCAGGAGAGCGCTCGTTTTCCGTTACTACCTTTTAAACATAGCTGGAGAAGCCGAAACGGCAACCCCACTATCAAATAGCTTATGTAGCATTGCATTATGGTGCCGGGTGCCTCCCGGTGAGCATGTCCCAGTCGACATGGCCCGCGCTGCATTTACAGATCACTGTAAGTGACTGGTCGCCCCTCCGCATAGGGGGATTCACCACACGAATAGATTAACAACATGTTAATTTTCTGGTCAATAAGATATAAGCAAATGATGACATGCAGTTTTCTTATTGCTGAGTAACTTCAATCTGGTTCAGGGCTCTGCGCGGAAGGGCTTTGACGTGTCGTGCAGCACGTCTCTACCCAAGAGCCCTGACCGGATCGCAGGCATAAAAAAGCCCCGGCGGATTGCCGAGGCTAATTTTACAAACTGGTATATGACTATCATCTTCATGCCGCCACTTAAAGTTAAGGCAGCATATCAAAGTAGACTCAAATATGACGTATTTAATTGACTTTTGCAAGACCCTGCTGCGAAAAAGTCGCTTTTTGTTGTGATCGTGTTCTCACAGCACAGAGAAGAGAGTCGCTATCAAGCCGCTTAAAAATGGCGCACATAGCCCGCCAGTAATCAGCGTAGTTATGGCACCAGTTATCAGGCTTAACGCCACACAGGGCTGCAAGGTCCTGGTGCTGATATACATACTTACCCGCCAGCTCTGCTTTCACGTCCTGTGCCGCCAGCCATATCAGTTTCTTCAGCCGCTCCATCGTCTTGCCGGCCACTTTCTTAGCGCCGAGTTGATCACGGAATTCTTCCCATGCCCACTGTGTTATCGCTACCTGATACTCAAAGCGGATATTGTCGCTGTAGTTCCACAGCAACCAGGATTTCTGGTGGTCTTCCAGCGACAGGAGGGCGCGGCGCCAGCTGGCTGTCGAGTATTCAACGGGCAGAACGAGAGCGATTGAGGAACCCTTAGCGCGGGACTGGCTGCCGCTCATCGGCGGTCCATCCGGGTTAACCATTTTTTGCTTCACCTCGCTATACACCTTCTTCCGGCCACGGCTGCGCGCCGTAGCGGTAAATTGCGCGTTCTCTGCAAAAGCTACCAGTTGCCCTTTCGTCGCACCACTCAGATCGGCGGTGGCCACTATCAGCTGCTGGCGAACAAATTCCAAGTATTGAGCTGTCATGCTGCTTCTCCCAGGCGCTTATAGATACGGACGAAATTGCGTAATATTTTGTAGTCGACCAGCACGGTGCCGCGGCTACGCAGGAGGCGAAGCTTTTGCCAGCGGTCGCGGATGCGTTCGATAACGTCACGGCTCATGCGGACTCCATTTCGGTAATGGTTAGCTCAAGCCGCCCACCTTTGACGACAGGCATTCTCTTCACGCTGTAGTAGTCAACCTGCTGGTCATCGAGCCAGAAACCCGATTTCGTCAGGGCGTCGAATGCTGCCTTTTGCAGATTGTCCAGGTCACGGCGCCGGCGATCCGGCATGTGACACTCAATACGGATTTTCAATGGCGTGGCCAGGCCGATATCAAGCATCGAGTCTTTGATGATTCTGGCGACGCTGTCGCGGTATGCCTGCCCTTCCGCGCTGATGTGTGTGCGTCCCCGGTTGTGCCGGTAGTAGCGGTTGTTGCTTGGCGGCCAGGGTAATGAAATGCGATATTGGTTCATGCTTTTATCAACCCCTCTTTCATCCAGATAACCTGCGTTCTGGCCATTCCCTCCAGCGCGCACTCCTTCGCATACTCCGCATCTACCAGGCGCGTGCGGCGGTCTATTTCATCGTGACAGGATGAACAGGCGATAGCGGCGAGCAGATCAGGCGGCTTAATCCCCGTCCCGCACAATCCAGCAATGCGGATATGGGCCAATACCGTGGTTTCAGGGTTGCCGTTGCAGACGCCCGGGATGCGAACCTGGCATTCACGACCGCGAGCTGCTTTACGAAGATTGGCCATGCTCACCCCCATATACGTTGACGAAGTGATCGCGGAGTATGCTCCGGGCGAACACAAACCGGCAGCCGGGCGCTGACCGTCCAACTCAGATAATCCGCGTTAAGGCTTTTCTCTGTGACAATGCCTCGCGCCTGATATCTGGACACTAACTGTTCGGCCTGCTCGGTTGTGCAGTCGGGATGCTGGAACCATGAGTATTTCATCGCCATCACCCCGCAAAGCTCAGCAGCTGACTGGCGGCGTTTTCAGCCTCAGCCGGCGAGTGGAACTTGCGACGCAGAATGTAGTTCCAAAGCACATTCAGCACTGATTTGTAGACGCCGTTAAACTGGCTGTCGTCCATGCTGGCGAAGGAGATCGACTTTGCGACACGACGACGGCTGCCGTCAGGCATCTGGTATTCGTCATAAAAGCCAGCCTGAATGGTTGCCCACTCGCGGAAGGATTCGAAGTGTTTCAGCAGCGCCATATCGCGGGAACGGGATATACCGACCGAGGAGAGATACATCTCCGCGGCGTTCTGGAGTGCAGCGCGCTGATCGAGGTCGGATGAGAGAAAGTCGATAAAACCGGATATGAGGGTACGCTCCGCGGGCTCAATGAGACCACCGGAAGGCGTCCAGTAGTGATACCCGAGAGTCAGAAGCTTGAAGAACTTTTTGTGGAATGCGTAATTCCGGGGCTTGCGGAACTCACCGCAAAGCAGCTGCCCTACGGGGATAAGTTGCAGGTATTCGCTGGTTCCCGGCTCTGCGGGAATCAGTACGTTTTGATAACTCTTCTCAAATTGCAGTGTTTGCGCCATGTGTCCCCACTTGGCGCCGGGGTAAAGTTGTCAGTTGTCCAGACTGACTAAGTAATTATCGCCCGTCGCGGGGATAAAAGCAAAATGAGCATATACGAGAAAATCGCTATTTCTTGGCGTTCTGCTCAGCCATTTCCAGATAGCGCGGATCGGATGCGCGGGGTAGCTGGATGCTCTGCTCGCGGTAGTAGCGGACGCGCTCCATGAAATACTCGCGCAGATGCTCAGGCTGCTCTCTGGCCACCTGCTCCGCTATCACTGGTTGGTTAAGCCGCTCTTTGTACGCGACGCCGGAGGCTGCGAGGTCAACATTGACCTTGTCCTGCTCGCCTTTCGATTTGGCTGCGATGTTCCACTGTGACATAAAAATCCCCTCTGCTGTGGAGGGGATTATATATCATCAACTGGATGGGTGCGCAGCTTTGCGTTCTGCGGGGGATTTAGGCATCAGTCGTCCCTCATCAACTCATCGTGTCCGTACTCTTTACGCAGTTTGCGCTTGGTGACCAACATCCTGATTGCCGTGATAATCGGCAGCGACACTGGTAACGTGATGAGGAACAGTAAGCAAACCACGCCATATGCAATATCTTCCAGCATTCTCCGGCTCAGCAAATCCTTTACAGCCTCTACAAACCAACCAGGGTATTTCATTCGGTATCGTTGGCGTGAATTCATCACTTCATCTCCAGACGCCAGACGGCTTGACCAATGCGGCTCTCGTGGGGGCATTTGGATACCAGCCCCTCTTTCGCCAGTTCGATCAGTTCTTTGCGCAGGTCTGCGCTCTTCCACTCTATCCCGGGGAATTTGCGCTCCATCGCGCAGCGGATATTCCAGGTAGCCATGCGAAAGGGATATTCACCCTGAGCCCATTGTCTCTGCTGGTCCGCACCCTCTGTCATTACCTGCATGATTTTGCTTTTGACGTCACTCACCCTTCACCTCCTGCGGTGCGGCCGGATATGCGCTTCCTTCCTGGCCGGTCTCATTACTTCCCGTGCAGGCGTTTCTATGGTCATTTGCCCGTGGGCATCTCTTATTCCCGCAATCAGGGCACACCACAAAGCGCATATCGTTAATGGCCACAGGACGGCATGTGAGGCACCAACAACCCGGATTTTCCGGAGATCTGCCAGGATGTACCGGACAAGGCCAGCGCAGCGAACCATCGCCGCTGGGGCAGGTGCAAACAGGAGCTACCGGCACTGGCTGCGCAATCAGCGCTTTTACGTCCTCAATTCCCGCCTGAAACTCCACCCTCTCTTCCGGTGATAGTGCCGCCAAGTCTGATTCGTATACGGCCCTGCGCGACAGTGCGGCAAGCATGGTGCTGGTTTTAATGCCTTTACCAAAGCGCAACCCTGGCTCCAGCAATACGGGGCATGGCAGTGTTTCCGGATATTCCGGCGCTGGCTGCGAGTGGCGATAGAGCGTCATGAATTCAGCATTTTCATCAGCGTATTTTTTTAAATGTCTAAATTCTTCAGGGTCTAACTCAGCCCAATACGTCTTCATTCCGTTCACCGGATTTACCTGTCGGTAAAGTATCACCGGCTTGCTCTCCATTGCGGCCTTGCGGCGTTCCTGTAGCTCACGCAGCGCAGAAATAAGTAGTGAGAATTTTTCGTCAGGCGGTAGCGGGCCGAATGAATTAACAGCCGATTTAATCATTTCTTCCAACTGTGAATCGCTCAGTGTGTGATTCATTTCATTCTCCTGATTTCCCACAAAACACGAGGCACACCGCCATTACCAACAGGGTCACGCTTATCTTTCAATGCCAGGCTTGACGCAGCCCAGCCAGGGCGAGCCGGTAACTCTTTGACGCGCACGAAACCAGCAGCACGCAGTGACGCGCCGGACTCATCAGCCTGGGTGTATGTAATGCAGCGGAGATAGCCCATTGCGCGGGCAGCGCGCCAGATTGCTCCGTACAGAGCGCTGTTAGCGTTACGCTCGCCAGTGGTGCAGGTGCGATTTACCTCCAGAGTTAGGCCGTCGTCAAAGTGACGAGCTACCGGGCGACCGGCCGTCGCAACGCCGATTAGTTCGCCCGCGGCGTTTTTCAGCCCGATACTGAATTTGTGGCCGCGCGGCGGTTTGTTATGCCGGTGATGCTGGGCGATAAATTCCTGCGCCGCTTTCAGCGTTATTGGTGAGATGACCATTATTCAAACTCCACGTTAACGCCAGCAGAAGAGCAGGCCTGAGCAAAAGAGGTCTTTAAATCCGCAGCCGATTTGTTGTATCCATCCGCATAAGCCATTGACTCACCGGAGCCCCAGTAATGAGCCGGTGCCGCTTCTGGTGGCATGATGTCTGGCAGCTTCACGGTGACGGCGCGGGACTCCAGGCGTACCAGCAATTCACGCAGACACGCTATTTCAAATTGCTGCGACTTTACTGCGGTGCCAGCACCTTTGGCATTCAAGCCTTCCAGGTACGAAAGTCGCTCACGTACTGTTTCAAAAGTTACTGGCGCGACGACTATGGGTGTAAATTTTGCAGGTTTCATCTACTCAGCCTCCACCTTGATGCCAGCGGCGGCCAGCGCACGATGAAACTCCAGTTTCACGCCGACCAAAATCTGTTTTCTCTCTTCAATGGCTACCTCGGCGAGATAGTCTTCGAGCATTTTGAGCTTTGGCAGCTTCACGGTGCGGGACTCCAGCTCGGCGATGCGCTGGCGCAGTGCTGTGTTATCGTCGAACAGCTCACAGATGTGGCGATTCTGCTTGCGAACGCGGTTTTCGCTTTCAGTCGTTTGCTTCTGCGCCTTCTCCAGCGCCTCTACCAGCGCGAGGACGTTGGCAGGACTAAACAACGCAATCGCTCTTGCTGTTTTTGTGTCAGCCATGTCGGCAGCAACAGGCTGGAAAGACACACAGCCATGTCCCTTTTCAAGGCTACCTTTGACGATTACCTCAATACCGCTAAAACCCTTGCGTGTCTGCCATTGGTCTGCGTCAAGTTTCTCAGCAGCAGTCTTCATACGCTGCGCCAGTTCGGTGATATCAGTCATTGGCCTTTCCCTCGCTGCGGAACATCATGATTGTCAGGTCGCCTTTAGTGGCCAGGCGAACGGTAGAGCCAGGTTCCAGGCTGTTAAGCTCAAAGGCGTCATAAAACTCATTCACAGCTTTCTGGCGGCGAGATTCCTTACGACGCTTGTCCCACTGCCTCAGAGCATTTTTGGTAATCCACTGGCCTGTTTTAACCATGATGTATGCCCATCCAAGAATGGCTAAACCGGTATTGAGATAAGTAGCGATGCTCATTTCCCGGCCCCCTCGCGCAGCGAGTCTGCCAGCCACTGCAAATTCATGATCTGCACGCCGATATTGCTGAACTTTTTATCCAGGTGAGCGATGGCCTTCTCAACTCCGCGCGCCTCGGCTTCGGCCATGATGCGATCGGTGGCGGGGGTTTCGATATTGTTGAGAGCGTCAGTAAACCCGCCCCTTTCCATGCCAAGTTCGGCTTCATAGTCGGCATCAAATGCAGCGTTTTTGCAGAAATTCTTCAGCGCCACATTCTCCGCAGCCAGCTGAGCATTTTGGTCTGCCAGCATATTCCCGGTTTTTATGGCGGCATCCAGTGAAGCGCTGCAAATGCGGAACTCTTTCGCCAGCTTCAGGAACTTCTGTTCTCTGATCGACGGCTCGCCTGCGCTCTCAAGGGAGGCGATGAGCTCGTTTACTGCCTGTAATGTGATAGTCATGCTGATGTTCTCCCGTAAACAGCCAGTACCCGTTTCATCGCCGGGCTTTGCCGACACTCATTGAAAATCTGATTGGTGCTCTTCCTGCCTGAAATTTCTTCTTCAGTGGCCAGCCGGTAGTAAACCGTCCGCCACACCCGAGCTTCCGCTACCAGTACCCCCTGCTTTGCCAGGATATTGGCAGCCTGGTTGATGCAGGTATGCGTCATCCCGGAAGCCGCGGCGACATCTGGAGAGCTGCAGGTTTTATTCGTTTTCAGGTAGTTCAGAATTGCGTCTTTTCCTGTCATGACCGGTTCTCCCGATAGCTGTCCCAGGTAAACGAAATCGTGCAGCCGCCGCCGTCGTTCATGCGGTCGATGACGCGCTCGCCGATAAACTGCGTCAGCTCATCCTTCGGCAGGTTGCTGATCAGGATCGTCGGCTTCAGGCGCTCGTAGCGGGTGTTGATGATTTCAAACATGATCATCTTCTCGGCTTCGCTGCCAAACTGCACACCAACCTCATCGACAATCAGAAGGTCTGGCTTCGTGAAGTAGCGGATCACCTCATCCTCAGTGCGCGTGGCTGTTTTTGACCAGGTCGATTTAAACTCCCGGGCAATCTTCAGCGCCGTCGTGAAAATGACTGAGCTTTGGTGGTGCTCAATCACATGACGGGCAATGGCCAGCGCAAGGTGGTTTTTACCGGTACCAGGCTTGCCACACATAACCAACCCACCGCCCTGCTGGAGGCGATCAGTCCATTTCGATGCGTAGGCCTGGCAGACCCGTAATGCTCGCTCAGAATCCTTCCCAACAGGCTTGTAGCTGTCCAGTGTGCACGTGGAGAAGCGCTCTGGTATGTCCAGCTGTCGAAGCAGCCTTTCTGCAGTTTGCTGGCGTACTCGCTTATCCCAGCGAACCTTTTCATCCCTCAGAAAATTCAGTTCGTCTTCCAGGCAGCCCGGGCAGCGTGTCGGCGGTGATGGCAGATTGATGATGCTGCTGGTCAGGATCCGCTTGCGCTGCTCATATTCGCCATGCTTTTCGCAACAGACGCGCTCGATAACCACTTCGCAATTCGGGATGTCTTCCGGTGGCTTACTCAGCTGATCAAGCATCCGCTCAATGGCAGTGATTTTTTCTTCCAGTTCCATGATCAGTCCCTCGCCCATGATGGGATTTCAGTCTGCCCGTAATCCTTCCCTGCGAAATTTTCGGCAACTCGCACCTGTTGACTTGGTTGAGGCTTGGCACCATTTGGCTCAAACAGGCCTTGCCAGCCATTGGCGATGCTGCGGTTGATAATTTCTTCGGGCGCGTAACCGTTCAGTCTGCAGCGGTCCAGCAGGTTGATAGCCTGGGTGACCGTCTGCTGAGACTTGATCGGCTTTTTCAGGTCGCGACGATATGCCACCCATGACGACCAGATTTCTGCAGAAAGCCAGTCAGGCAACTGAACAGCTAACGCATCGAACGAAACCGCCCGGGGGGATTTAGGGGGGTTATTAATATTGTCTTTATTGTCTTTTGTATGTTTGTCTTTTGTGTTTACCTGATTCGGGTAATAGGCGTTACCTGATTCGGGTAAACTTTTCTTACCTGATTCGGGTAATGTTACCTTTTTCAGGTAAGGTTTTTTTTCTTTACCTTTTACGGGTAAAGATGACCATTCGCTGACCGTTTTATTAATCCCGATAACACGACCGGTTTGAGTTAATATCCCCCGCTTAACCAGGACGCTTTTTGCAGCTGAGCACTTATGCGGGAGAATGCCGGTCAGCTCCGAGAGCTGCTCGTTACTGACCCAGTCAGATTTCTTGTTGAAGCCGTATGTTTTGCGCATGACAGCCATGAACACCAAAAGCTGATGCTGCGACAGACCCGCACGCATGACAGCTTCAAGGAGCTCATTGGCGATGCGCGTAAACCCATCGTCGAGATCTGCCACGCGCAGCTCCTGTAGTGCCACGACAGGCACAGGGAAATTGATTACTTCGGCAGTATTTGCCATAATTACTCCTGTGAATTGATCCAGTTAATTCGCGTAGAAAGCCGTTAGTGTTGCTGCACTGCGGCTTTCGCCTTTCTGTTCCCACTCATGCTTCAAAATCACCTTTCTCTCCCGGCCTGTTAGAAATCAGGATGGCCAGCAGCAGCGACATGTTCGGCAGCAGACTTTCCCGCCAGCGACTCACCGTCGACTTATTCACTCCGGCCACTTTGGCGATATTCGTGGTTCCCAGTTCAGCTATCTGGCTGTGTAACCAGCTTTCTATCCTGCGAGCCTCCACTTTGTTGCGTGTCGTTGAACTCTCCATTTGTGATACTTCCTCTGGTGTTGTTTGAAAGGCCGCCGGTTAGGCGGCATTGGTTTTATTCCCTTGCTCTCCAAAAAGAAGCCAGCGTGGCTCGCACTGAAGGGCAGTCGCCAGCTCAATGAGCTTGCGTGGGCGTTTTGTTAATCCGGATTCAACTTGCTGAATAGTCTGTTGTTTGGTTCCAGAAAGCTCAGCAAGACCGGCTTGGGTCAAATTAAGTTCATTGCGGCGTTTTTTAACGCGGTCAGAAAGAGTTTCCATGATGCCTCCTTTACAAGGTTATTTGTATTTTATTGTCAAACAAACTTGTTTGTCAAATACCTTATTTCTTGTAAGCATGAGGGATCGGTTTATGAGGTGGATATGAATATTGCGGACAGAGTAAAACTTAGGCGTGCGGAGCTATCATTGACGCAAGCGGAGCTGGCTTCACTAGCTAAAACCTCTCAGCAGGCCATACAGCAACTCGAAGACGGAAGGACTAAGCGCCCAAGATACTTGCCGGAGTTGGCAGCAGCTTTAAAGTGCTCAGTTAGCTGGCTCTTAACTGGGGAGCATGAAATGACCAGTGAAATTCCTCCCGAAAAAGAATGGTCCCAAGTCGATTCATGGGACAAAAATACCCCACTAAGTGAGGGCGAAGTAGAAGTGCCTTTTTTGAAAGATATCGAATTTGCCTGCGGGGATGGTCGCATTCAAAGCGATGATCACAATGGCTTTAAGTTGAGGTTCTCCAAAGCAACTTTACGAAGAGTTGGCGCTAACAGCGATGGTTCTGGAGTTATCTGCTTCCCAGCCACTGGAGACAGTATGGAGCCTGTTATTCCAGATGGAACAACGGTTGCAGTAGACACCAATAACAAACGGATCATTGATGGAAAACTATATGCTATCGCGCAACCAGGTGCCGGAGATGAAAAGCTAAAGCGGATAAAGCAGTTATACCGTAAGCCAGGTGGAATTCTTGTGATACGCAGCTTCAACCGAGAGGACGAAGAGGCAATGGAGCAAGATGTTGAAATCATAGGAAGGGTTTTCTGGTATTCAGTTTTACTTTAACCATTAAGGGATTGTAATCATGAGTTTTTTCTCTTTTTTGCTTGGGGCGTTCTTAGCAGTTACGTGTTGCCTGTTCGTTTTTATTTGGCATACAAAACAGTCCACAAAAAAGAAGTTAAAACAGTATCAACCAGTAAGCATAGACTCTTCGGTTAAAAATGCGAAAACGCTACTTAATGCGGCTGATCACAGTTATGCAGTTGATAACAATGCCCTTGCGGCTGTATGGAAATCAAGGGGCTGCAAAGAGCATGCAGAACGAGAGGGGAGGATCTATACAATTAAGGGATCATGGGCGATAAAGAAAAAATTGATAAAGCCCGGGGTTGATGGATTCCTTAATGACATACCGCTCCCAAGAGATTGCGGGTGCTATATGACTTACATTTATAACCTTCGCAGCCTTCCCCCTTCTATGCTTACCCCTTCCGCAATAAAATCCCTGCAAAAATAACCACTATCACTACTGCAAAGCCCGGTGACGGGCTTTTTTTTCGCCTGTAACACAACATCCCCTCCTGAAATACGCCAAATAACAAATATAAAAACAACAAAAACAACCACTTGGTTGTTAAATACAACAAAATACAATTTTATGTGTTTACAAGATTGATTGTATTTTGTATATTCAATTTATCCAAACAACACCGGCAACGCCGGGGTGAAGTCAAAACGTCCCGTTAGCCGCGATAAGGCAAAGGTTAAGAGATGATCCGCGAAGAAGACAAGCCTGCATGGCGTAATTTTTGGTTAAAGGTCGTTCCGTTTTTGGTTGCTGTTATCGCAGTTAGCTATCCGTGCTGGGGTGGAAAATGAGCAAAGAAAACAATGGCGGCCCTGCATATCCAACGCAAGGGTACGAAGGTTTGACTGTTCGTGATTACTTTGCAGCAAAAGCGATGCAGGGCTGGCTGGCAGGTTATCCAGCGGGCATTGAGCACCCTGCGAGAAGTGAAGATGATTTCATTATTGCTGAGCTTTCTTACCTGATGGCTGATGCAATGTTGAAAGCGCGGGAGAAAGTATGAGCAAACAAGGCATTCGTTCACTGATTTACTGCCTGCTGATCTGCGGCGTTATCTGGACAGCGGTGATTATCAAAATTCTGCACGCTACGGGGGTGTTCAATGGCTAACTCAATTCCTAACAACGGACGCGCCGTGATGATGCGCAACGCTAAAACTGGCGCCGCCTGGAAGGTTTCACGTGACTACCTGAAAGAAACCTTCTGGTTCGAGCCACAGGGCAACCTGCGCCACATTCGCAAAGCATTTGAGGCACGCGACCTGCTGCCGAATCTGGTTCCAGCCGGGACGCATTAACCGCGCATATCAGCGCACGAATTTAACTGAGCTATCAGGCAGCCAATACGGTGCCGGGATTCTTACAACCAAATTTCAGGGGAAACCATGAGCGAAATAATGGATTTAGTCGTCATCGAGAAAAAGAACGCGATGGCGGTTTTCACCAATAACGACCAACTCGATCCGCTTATCGAAGCGATCGAAAAAGAGGCTCGCAGTCTGGTGCCGGACGTGACCACCAAAAAAGGCCGCGATGCTATCGCATCCATGGCTCACAAGGTCGCGCGCTCTAAAACCTACATCGACAACGCAGGTAAAGCCCTGGTCGCTGAGCTGAAGGCGCTGCCAAAGCAGATTGATGAAAGCCGCCGCGTTGTCCGTGAGCGTCTCGATGCACTGAAAGATGAAGTGCGTCGCCCGTTGACCGAATGGGAGGCGGAGCAGGAACGCATTAAGGCCGAAGAAGCCATGAACGCCCTTCACGTCGAAGCACTGGCCATGAATGAAGAGTTCGATCGGCAGCTGGCAGCTCGGATTGAGTCTGACCACGAAATGGCCCTGCTGATGAATGACGCTTTCGACCGAGAGCAGGCAGATAAAGCAGCTGAGGCTGAGCGCCAGCGCATTGCCCATGAAGAAGAAATTAAGCGAATGGCAGCCGCCGCAGCAGCCCGAGAAGTTGAGCAGCGCGCACAGCGTGAACGTGAAGAAGCGGCGCATCGCGAAGCTGTGTTGAAAGCACAAGCTGAGCAGGCAGAGCGAGATCGCATTGCAGCCGAGAAGAAAGCTGAGGCTGACAAGCAGGCCGCTATCGAAGCGGAGCGCCGCAAAGCTCAGGAAGAAGCCGATCGCATCCGCCGCGAGGCAGAGCAACGCGAACAGGCCCGCCTGGCTGAGGAGAAACGTAAAGCCGATGAGCAGGCTCGCCGCGAAGCCGACGTTAAGCACCGCAAGGCTGTAGGCACTGAAATCGTCAAAGCTCTTCTGGCCAATACCAGCCTTACTCGGGATCAGGCTATCGAGGTGCTTACAGCGGTTAAAGACGGCTGCATTCCCCATACCGGTATCAGTTACTGAGGTGCTTATGAACGCATACCGCGCATACGACGCTATCGAAGAAAGGAAATGGGCTGAACAGTCGCTAACCGAAGAGAAGCAAAAGTGGATTGACGATCGGGCGCAGGAAATTATCGACGCCCTGCCGAAAGAGCCGTCAGGCCTGTTCCGCTTCTCTGTGCCGATGGACAAAAGCCCATACGAAGGCCTCCGCAGCGATGCAGCTGGCGAGGCATATAACGATCTCATCTCGGCAGTAGCTTACGCCCAGGCGGAATATGACTGGGACCACCGCACCGGCTGCCCGTTTTAACTTTGAGGGGAATTCTATGAGCACAGCACTTTCTACAATGGCCGGGAAGCTTGCCTCCCGCCTCGGCATGGATGCCGGAACTGACCTGATGAACACTCTGAAAAATACAGCATTTAAGGGTGGGAATGTCACTGATGAGCAGTTCACGGCACTGCTGATCGTCGCCAACCAGTACGGACTAAATCCGTGGACGAAGGAGATTTATGCATTCCCGGATAAAGGCGGAATTGTTCCAGTGGTCGGCGTTGACGGCTGGGCTCGAATCATCAACGAACATCCTCAGTTTGATGGAATGGAGTTTGCCTACGACAAGGAAGAAGGCGCGTGTACCTGCAAGATATACCGGAAAGACCGCACACACCCGACCATCGTTACTGAGTACATGGGAGAGTGCAAACGCAACACTCAGCCATGGCAGTCCCACCCTACCCGTATGCTTCGTCACAAGACGCTGATCCAGTGTGCGCGTCTCGCATTTGGGTTTGCTGGCATCTTCGATCAGGACGAAGCCGAACGTGTCATTGAAGGGAGTGCGACAGAGGTTCATGTAGGGCATGAATCGGATGATCGCCGCCCGGAACTGATCGCAAAAGGCGAGTCTGCCGCACGCCTTGGAACTGTTAAGTATCAGGAATTCTGGGTGGCGTTAAGCGCAGAAGAGAAACAGGTTATCGGCGCGGTTGAGAAGCGTCGCATGTATGACATGAGCCTTGCAGTCGACAACGCAGAACCTGTCGATGCCGCAGCGCCGGAGGATAAATGATGGAACAACGCACCCCAGAATGGTTTGCCGCTCGCTGCGGAAAAGTCACAGCCAGCCGCCTTGCTGACGTCATGGCCAGAACCAAGTCTGGCTATGCCGCAAGCCGACAGAACTACATGGCCGAGCTGATTTGCCAGCGCCTCACCGGGAAGCTTGAAGAAGGTTTCTCCAACGCCGCAATGATGCGCGGAACAGAACTCGAGCCGGTAGCGCGCGAAATGTATGCGCTGAATGAGTTCGATGCCGAAATCACTGAAGTGGGGCTTATCGATCACCCATCTATACCAGGATTTGCAGCAAGCCCTGATGGGCTTGTTAATGGTGATGGGCTTATCGAAATTAAGTGCCCCAACACCTGGACTCATCTTGAGACCTTAAAAACTGGCGAGCCAAAACGCCAGTACCTGCTGCAGATGCACGCTCAGATGATGTGCACAGGGCGTAAATGGTGTGATTTCGTTAGTTTCGACGATCGTCTACCACCAGACCTCGCCTATTTCAAAAAGCGCATTCACTTCGACGAAGCACTGGCAAATGAGATTGAGTCCGAAGTGAAAAAGTTCCTGGAAGAGCTGGAGAAAGAAATTTCCAGCATAAAAAACCACGACCATGCCGCATGAGAAAGGCAGACACGAAAAGAGGTGCGCAATGACTGATTTCGGCGGGTCGAAAACTCCAAAAAATGAACGTGACTACTGGCAAACACCGATTGAAATTTTCAATGCGCTCGACCGCGAGTTTGGCTTCTGGCTGGATGCTGCAGCCTCTGAGAGTAATGCGCTATGCGCTCACTACCTCACTGAGCTGGATGACTCGCTGAACAGTGAATGGACGTCATACGGGGCAATATGGTGTAACCCGCCCTATTCCGATATTGGGCCGTGGGTGGAAAAGGCAGCCGAGCAATCCCGGGCGCAGTCTCAGGCCGTAGTGATGTTGTTACCGGCTGACATTTCTACCGGCTGGTTTATTTCAGCCATGCAATCAGCTGATGAACTCAGACTCATAACCGGCGGCCGTGTTCAGTTTGTTCCGGCATCCGTTACAGGAAAGCGCCGGAGCAACCCCAAAGGCTCGCTTCTGTTTATCTGGCGTCCGTACATCACCCCGCGACACATCATCACGACTGTATCGCTGGCTGAGTTAAAGCGGATCGGGAATCTGGAGGCTGCATGACGCCAGAAGAAAAAGAAAACGCTCTCCGCGCCCAGGCTCGTCGCTGCGCAGAAGAGATAACCAAAGCGATGAACGTAAAGCCTAAACCGAAGTGGAACGCTGTATGCCCCCCCATCCTTCGCAAGCACTACGAGAAGGTAAAGCCGATGGGTGTCAGTCTGGTGAAATTTGTCAGTGTTATTGGGCGGCTTAGCGGCCGCTATGGAGTGGAATCATGAAAGAACGCGGAATGATTTTTAACGGGGAGATGGTGCGGGCCATTCTCGACGGTCGGAAGACACAGACCAGGCGGATTATGGCACCACAACCAGCAGACGATATCGAGCGTTGCATTTTTCCTAACCCAGAAGCAATTGGCTGGAAATCATCTCTGAGACACAAGCATGGCAGCACCACTGCTCATTTTTGCCATTACGGACAACCAGGCGACCGTATCTGGGTACGCGAGACGTTTCAGGGTCCACTGTTCGACTACGACCTAATGGATAGCTATTGCAAAGACCCCACTCCGTTTGAGAAGCCCGAATTCTGCGTTTACAAGGCTGATGGAGTGCCAGCGCCAGAGTTTTACGATGCAGATGATGAACTGCATTGCTGCTGGCGACCATCAATCCACATGCCGCGCTGGGCCAGCCGCATTCTGCTGGAAATCACTGATGTGCGCGTTGAGCGGCTGAACGCTATTAGCCAAGAAGATGCTCAAGCTGAAGGCATGGAGCTTACTGGGTGGCGGCCAACATACTCTGACCCGGATAGCGGCGGCGAGGTTATGACGCCATACGACAACTTTGCTGAGTTGTGGTCATCTATCTACGGCGACGAAAGCTGGAAAGCTAATCCCTGGGTTTGGGTCATTTCGTTTAAGCGCGTTGAAGGCGGTGCAGCATGAGCGCAGAAATCATCGATCAGGCCAACGAGCTGGCAGAGCGCCGGCTGGAAATGACCATCCAGAACATGCGCATCAATCATGCGGCGGTTTCGGCTACTCACTGCCGCGACTGCGGGGAAGAGATACCCGAGCGGCGCCGGGAACTGGTGGCGGGTTGTCAGCGCTGCGCTGATTGCCAAGAAGAGTTTGAAGAACGTGGTAAGCACCTGAGGTGATGTATGTGGGTAATGATGAAGCTTAAACGTACTGGGCAGGAGATGTATTTCCAGTGTTACGACAGCAGGGAAACGGCTGAAATGGCGATTAAGGTTATGAATTCCGTCGCCAGTAGCTGGGAATTCTATATCAGTTAAAGAGTGCGGCAGAGGTGATGCATGCAGACAATAATCCAGATCGAGCCAAACGAATGGGTTTCAGAGGACTTGCTGATGGCAGTCACAGGGATGAAACGTGGAACCATTACACGGGCCCGCAAATCATCCTGGCTGCTTGGGCGTGAGTATAAGCACGTTTCCCCTGAAGGTGACCCAAAGCCAACCAGCGAATGCATGTACAACCGCAAAGCGGTAGACGCATGGATTCAGGCGCAAAAGCAACCATTGGGTGATCGGGCGGTATGAAACAGGTAAACTTGCAACGCTCCTGGACGTCGGGAGGGATAAATGAGTAAAGAATCATACCCAACGGGCGTTGAGAACCACGGAAAGTCACTCCGCATATGGTTCATTTTTAAAGGTAAGCGTGTCAGGGAAAACCTCGGTGTCCCTGACACCGCTAAAAACAGGAAGGTGGCCGGGGAGCTGAGAACGTCAGTTTGTTTCGCTATCCGCATGGGGACCTTTGACTATGCGGCCCAATTCCCCAACTCGCCAAATCTGAAAACTTTCGGCATCGGGAAGAAAGATATCACCGTAAAAGATCTGTCTGAAAAATGGCTTGAGCTTAAACGGATGGAGATCTGCGCTAATGCCATAAACAGGTATGAATCGGTGGTGAGAAGCATGCTGCCGAGGGTTGGCGCGAATAAGCTGGTTTCGTCTGTGACAAGAGAAGAGCTTCTCTATATCAGGAAGGATATGCTGGCGGGGGATAAAGGGTTGAGTGTGGTGACGGTAAACTACTACATGACCACGATCGCGGGTATGTTTCAGTTCGCTGTTGATAATGGCTATGTGAGTGAAAACCCGTTTAACGGCATCAAGCCGCTAAAGAGGGCCAGGATAGAACCAGATCCGCTCACACGTGATGAATTCGTTCGCTTCATTGATGCCTGCAAGCATCAGCAAACGAAAAACCTGTGGTCAATTGCGGTATACACAGGATTACGTCACGGTGAGCTGGTATCCCTCGCATGGGAAGACATAGATCTGAAAACTGGAACGATGACCATACGCCGGAATTATACGAAACTCGGTGATTTCACTCTACCAAAAACCGAAGCCGGTACCGACAGGGTCGTTCACCTGATCAAGCCAGCCATTGACGCTTTGAGGAACCAGGCGGAAATGACCAGGTTAGGCAGGCAGTATCAGGTTGAGGTACAACTGCGGGAGTATGGCCGAACGGTCATTCACGACTGTACATTTGTGTTCAATCCTCAGTTGGTTAAAAAAAGTGGCAGCGTAGGTTACCTGTACAAAGCCGATTCAGTTGGTGACTCATGGGATGCGGCGCTTAAACGGTCAGGTTTAAGGCACCGCAAGGCGTATCAGTCGAGACACACTTACGCCTGCTGGTCGCTGTCTGCCGGGGCCAATCCGAGTTTCATTGCCAGCCAGATGGGACACTCCAGCGCCCAGATGGTTTTCAATGTTTACGGCGCCTGGATGGCCGACAGCAGCAGCGATCAGATTGCTATGTTGAACCAGAAATTATCGGACTTTGCCCCATCCATGCCCCATGGCATGGCGATAGGAATATGA